AAAGTATCACCTCGCTTCATAATACGTGCGATATGACACATCATACTCATTCTATGAAGAGTTGGTTGACGATTGAATAGAATCGCGTCACCGTCCATCATATGACGATGAACAATATCGCCATCTTCTAAGATAATAGAGTTTCTATCCAAATAGTATCGCAAAGTGATCACTTCACCATTATTTTTCTCTAGCATCTTTGCGCCGGGCCATTGTTCAGGTCCATTTTGAATCAGCTTGGTTAAGAACGCCTTGTTTATTTTGTTCACGGTAACCGGCTTGGTAATATTCTTGGCGATCTTCATCGGAATACCTAATTCGCGAATTGAGATATTTGGATCGGCAGTAATTACTGAACGAGCACTAAAATCAACACGCTTCGCCATCAAATTACCTCTCATACGTCCACCCTTTCCATTCAATCTATCCTTGATCGATTTTAAAGGTCTACCTGAACGCTGAGCAACTGACGCGACGCCTGGAATATTATTATCAACCTGCGTAGCAACGTAATATTGTAAAACTGTCGTCCAATCGTCAATAACGTTTGCCTGCGCGTTGTTTTGAATTTTATCCTGTAGCGTTTTGTTCGTTTTGATAATATTTACCAATATGTGACTTAGATCGTCTTCGGAGCGCTGTTGAGCATCGTGCTTAACGGACGGTCTAACCGATGGCGGCGGCACCGACATTACTTGACAAACCATCCAATCAGGTCTCGAGTAAACCGGGCTAAATCCCATAAAACTAACATCATCATCCGAGATGCGCTTGAAATTTTTCAACACAATTTCTGGAGTTACCTTAATAATAATTGGCTCTGCTTCGGCATTGTCGTTCTTCCATTCGGCAAATATAGTAGCAAGGCCCTCTTTTCTAATTTTATTTGGTTGTAATGTTCCACAACCGTCCTCACTGTCATCACCGCATCGCTTAACTTTACTGCACAAGGAAAACACATATTTCCATCTGGCCTCTCCCTGCATTTTCAAAGCCTGCTTATATTTCTCCTTGCTGATTAAGAGTTTGCTACACTTGAAGCAAACACATCTTAAACATTTTTGTATTGTAGTTAAATATTGAATATAAAACACGGGACGGGCTAATTCAATATGCCCCGCATAACCGGGTGTTTGCATATAATCCAATCCATCTGTGGGACATATTAGACCAGGTTCTAAAACTCCCATTCTAGGATCAAATAGCCCTCCAATCACTGGCTTATTATTTATATATGTATCTCTGCTGGTGATTTCAGCAACGGACGCCTTTCTAATTTCCTCCGGCGACATGATACTAAATTGGATGCCAATTACCTTTGAACAGTTTATCGACATATTGCTGGAACTTGTTAGTTTGGACATCTTCTCTTATATAATATAATAGATTTATATTGTTTTTTAGTCTCAATTTTATTTTAAAGAGTGACATTCTTTTTGCGTTTTTATTTTCACACATTGTATGCAAATAATTATGATGATGATTTGTTTTACACCTTTTCTCATTGCACTTCGTAATAAACACCCATTATCAACTATAATAAAATAAATATATCAAGATTGATTTTTAGCAATATATTGTGAACCTTCTTCTCCACACACATATTTATCTAATCTACAAACCGCAGCTAAATCATATTTAATTGCACCAGTAACCAAATTCATCTCACCAAATTTTTTACATCTATAACCATCATATGGATTTGTATTTGTAGGTTCGATAAAATGTAAACAATTAGAACAAATAGGGAATTCTTTATTCCTTATGAAAAATCTTTCAGTAGATAATTTTCGATTTCGTATTAAAAAATTAATAGACTTATACATTTTATTATATTACATAATATATCTTTAACTTATTTTCGTTGATAATGTGCGTTTATTACGAAGTGAAATGAGAAAAGGTTTAATAACTTAATATTTCTTTACGGCTGAGTTTATCAATATTTATTTTATAAAATAAAATTGATTTTAATTTAAACATAAATAATTACAACATACAGAGAATAGAAATGGCGCGTGACAGCAAAATTAAATCAAATAAACCCGAATATCGCCGTTCAAAGCGTATTGAAATGGCGACTAAGAAAAAGCAGGTTGCAGATTCTGATAGTGATGACGGGGATGAGAGTAATTCAGATGATGACGAAATGGACGTTCATGAATATCGTAAATTCCTTTCACAAATATTTCCGTCTAAACATCTCAGTAATAAAATTAAGGCAGGTGAGAAATTGAAGAAGGCCGCTGAGGAATTTGACGATGAGCCGTCTCCCACAAAGAAGGGTTCTGCTAAATCTAAAAATAATAAAAATAAGTATGAAGATGACGAAGATGAGGACGAAGAGGATATTTGCGACACGGAATCCGACGAGGAAGATTCTGATGAAGTGGTTCGTAGAAAGAGTAAGAAGACAAAGAAAGGTAAAAAGGCTAAGAAGTCAAAGAGAGTTATAGAGGACTCTGATGATGAGGAAGAGGAATATGACGAAGACGAAGATGACGAGCCCGTTAAGAATAAAAATTTGAATATTATATTTACGATTGGTGGTATGGATGAAACTGAAGATGAGTGGGAGGATTGCGACTCTGACTATGAAGACGAAGACGATGAGGATGATGTTACCGAAGATGAAGATGAAGAGGTCTCAACCGATGAATCCGACGATGATGAAGAATCTGAAGAAGAGGACGAATCTGATGAAGAGGAGAATATTGTAATTAAAAGGTCAAAAAAGACTTCTGTTAAGAGCAATTCTACCGCAACTATAACTCCATCTGAAGCTTCGCCTAGTCAAACCGATACTCTTCAACAACTAAGAAAACTCTTGGAGGCAAATCCAACTGATAAATCTATTAAAAAATGTATCTCTGTCTACGAGGATGAAATTAAAACCCAAAAGGTGAGATTAGAAAAGAAGGAAACCAAGCAGAAAGATAAAAATATGCGAATTTTCAAGCGGATTATAAAAGACAAGAACACGATGAACGACTTCTCATTCTACGAAAAGTTAGAGGTAGAGCAACAAAAGAAGATCATCAAGGAAGCGAGGGAGATCAACAAGATTACGCGAATTGAAAAGCCCTATCGAATGACTTTGCTCGAATCCACAATTCCTGTCGAATTCAAATCCGCCGCAATGAAGAAGATCAACTCACTTAAATATATGGAGCCTGGAAGCGGTGAGTTTTATAAAAGTAAAAATTGGGTTGATACGTTTATGCGCATTCCATTTAACAAGCACGATGGATTACCAATTAGTATCGAAGATGGCGTCGATAAGTGCCACGACTTTATGGAAAATGCTCAAAAAACGTTGGACCAGGCCGTGTATGGTTTGAATGACGCAAAGATGCAAATTATGCAAATGTTGGGTCAGCTATTGACCAATCCAAAGGCGATTGGAACGGCTATTGCGATTCACGGACCCCCCGGAACAGGTAAGACAAGTTTGGTAAAGGAAGGAATTAGTAAAATTCTAAACAGACCATTCGCGTTTATTGCTCTAGGAGGTGCCACCGATAGTAGCTTCTTGGACGGCCACGGATATACGTATGAGGGCAGCACTTGGGGTAAAATCGTTCAGATTCTAATTGATAGTAAATGTATGAACCCAGTCATTTACTTTGATGAGCTCGACAAGATCAGTGATACCCCTAGAGGCGAAGAAATCGCAGGCATTCTAACACATCTAACAGACACTTCTCAAAATTCTCAATTTCACGACAAATATTTCGCGGAGATTAACTTTGATTTGAGCAAATGTTTATTCATCTTCAGTTACAATGACGAGAATAAGGTGAATCCTATTTTAAAAGATAGAATGTATAGAATCAAAACAAAGGGTTACAGTCCAAAGGAAAAGACGGTGATCAGTAATAATTATTTGCTACCTAAAATTCGCGAGCAAGTTAGATTTACAACTGATGAGATTAGTATTCCAAATGATGTGCTCAGTCATATTATCGATACGCACTGTAATAAAGAGGACGGTGTAAGAAATTTGAAGCGCTGTTTGGAGATTATTTATACCAAGTTGAATCTTTATAGATTGATGCGACCTGGAACGAATTTGTTTGAGGGTGAAATGTCATTGAAAGTGGAATTTCCATATGCCGTCACAAAGGAAATTGTTGATAAGCTAATCAAGCGTGATACGGATGGTCTAGAAACTTGGCGTAGTTTGTATAATTAAACAACGGACTTACATAATTGTAAACATTTGTAGAACCTATTTAAAAATTTAACACGAGTAAATTAAGTAATGAGTTTGGATTATTATTTAATTTGTAGAAGATCTTACGATAAAATTTTAGATCATATTGAAAGTATAATATGCTCCTTTGAAGATATGAACGATTCAGAGCATGATATATGTGAAATTAGCGACGAATATATTGATATAAAATGTAACAAACATTTTTTTTTCGAGCGAAAGCTGGCCATAGAATCTTTAAGAACACAATGTACCAATAAAATTTACGGTTTATGCTGCCACGTTTTCGTCGAAGATACGATAGATGTTTCGCCTGATAGAAGTATCAATATAAAATACTGTAGTGTCTGCGAATATACGTCAAATACTCCGTGATTTTAGGTCTATTTTCCTACAACCGTGTAGGATTTTTAAGAAAAACGCGCAAAATAAATTCCCTACACATGTAGAACGAAACATGTTATTTTGGGGAAAGTATTTTGGAAAAGTCAATTTTGGACATTTTTTTTGTCCATTTTTGAAAACCTAAAATACTTTACTAGAAATAACATGTTTTGACTGCATAATTGAATTTTATGGTGTGGTCACCAAAAAAATACCTCAAAATTTGTGACGATAATTTTTTATTCTTTTTTATGAAAAGTATATAAACTTAATTTCTGTTGTTATTGTATGACAACGATTGACAACGAAATTAAGCAATTTTTAAGCAACAAATATTACTGTTCAATTTGTGACTATGGAACGTGTCGTAAAAGTAATTTTGATACACACAACCACTCGAATAAACACAAAAATAACGTTTTAACAACGAATGACAACGAAATTAAGCAAATTTTAAGCAAAAATTATCACTGTCAAAATTGTAGTAAAGATTTTAAGGATAGAGCTGGATTATGGAGACACAAAAAAAAATGTGAAAGTGTTCATTTCGAGAATAATGACGATAATGGCGATATAGATGCTGAAACAGGAGATAAAGACCAGCTTATACTGATGCTTATAAAACAAAATTCAGAACTAATAAAGGAAACGTCTGATTTTAAAACTATTATGATGGAACAGTCAAGTATGATGATGAAGGTTATAGAAAATGGAACCCATAACACTACAACTCATACAAACTCACATAATAAGGCATTTAATCTTAATTTTTTCTTGAACGAAACGTGTAAAGATGCGATGAATATCACGGATTTTGTTGAATCTATAAAGCTTCAATTGTCCGACCTGGAGAGAGTCGGCGAAGTAGGTTATGTGGAAGGAATTTCCAATATTATTGTAAAGAACTTGAAAGACCTTGATGTTACTCAGAGACCGGTTCATTGTACAGATAAAAAGAGAGAAACCATGTATATTAAAGATGAAGATACATGGGAAAAGGATGATGAACAAAAGAAAATGCATAAAATGGTAAGAAAGGTTGCGGATAAAAACGCACGAATGCTGCCAAAGTTCAAAGAAGCACATCCAGATTGTACTAAAAGCACTTCTCGCTACTCCGACCAATATAGTAAAATTATCATGGAAGCCATGGGTGGAAGAGGTGACAATGATTTTGAGAAGGAAGAGAAAATCATTAGGAAGGTCTCGAAAGAGGTAATGGTTGACAAAGACCCGTAAAATAGCAAAAATACTACAACCGTGTAGAGTTTTTAAGAAAAATAGATGGTAAAAAATCCATACACATGTAGAAAGAAACATGTTGTTTTGGGGAAAGTATTTTGGGAAACTCAATTTTGGACATTTTTTTTGTCCATTTTTGAAAACCTAAAATACTTTACTCGAAATAACATGTTTTGACTGCATAATTGAAAATTATGGTCTGGTCACCAAAAAAATAATTTTCAATTTGTTACGATAAAATTTTTCTATTTATATTGAAAAGTATTTAGGAACTTTTTTCGGTTGATTATATATCAACGAATGTCAACTGAAAAAGTTCCAAAAGGTTCCGATAAGTTTTGCTGTTCTAAGTGTGACTACTATACGTCACGAAAAAGTCAATATGATAGACACTTGACAACCGATAAACATAATTTAGGTGAGGCGTCAACCTTTTTCAACCAAAAGGTTCCAAAAAGTTCCAATTTGTTTAATTGTGAATGTGGAAAAACGTATAAGGATAAATCTGGATTATGGAGACACAAAAAAAAATGTGAAGGTGTTTATTTTGATAATAATGACGACAATAGTGATACAAATGAAGATAAGAGTGAATCAGATGTTAAATTACTTACAAATATGGTATTAGAAGTTGTAAAACAAAATAAAGAGTTAGTTAGCCAAAATCAAGAATTACAAAAACATATGATTGAGTTGTGTAAAAATGGAACGCACAACACCACAACTCACACTAATTCACATAATAAGGCATTTAACCTTAATTTTTTCTTGAATGAGACGTGTAAAGATGCGATGAATATTACTGAATTTGTCGAGTCAATTAAGTTACAATTGTCCGACTTGGAGAGAGTCGGTGAACTAGGTTACGTAGAAGGTATTTCTAACATTATTGTAAAGAACTTGAAGGATCTTGATGTTACTCAGAGGCCGGTTCATTGTACCGATAAAAAGAGGGAAACCATGTACATTAAAGATGAAGATACGTGGGAAAAGGATGATGAACAAAAGAAAATGCATAAAATGGTAAGAAAAGTCGCAGATAAAAATGCGAGAATGGTACCCAAATTCAAAGAAGCACATCCAGATTGTGGTAAAAGTGCTTCACGATTTTCGGATCAATATAATAAGATTATTATGGAAGCCATGGGCGGAAGGGGTGATAATGATTTTGAAAAAGAAGAGAAAATCATTAGGAAGGTTTCGAAAGAGGTAATGGTAGAAAAGGATTGATGCTTAGGTTTCAAAATATAAGTGAATTATATTATAATTTGAAATGATTATTTTACCATATGGTGTCTGTATTATGCCACCACATACCATCCTGCTTCTGAACGTTATATAATGCTCTAAATACCTGCGAGCGTGACAATGGAATATTACATCTATATTTATCGAGAGGATGAGGGTTTGTTTTCAACTGCGCCTTCAACGCCTTTTTACGAATAATTTGCCTCTGTTGGAACGCGAAATATGTATAAAACCCCTCATAAGATGACTGCCTAATAGGTATCAAGTCCTCGTTTTTATCCTGAAAGTCTTGTAAATATTCGTTACAAATAGCCATTCCAGAAATGTCTGCCAAGTCTTCGCCGATGCCAATAGATGCGTCGAATTTAATTCCATCTCTGGCAGCAAATTCTTCGTATTGCTTGACCACGTCATTTTGTAGCTGTTTAAAATATTGTTTATCCTTATCCGTCCACCAGTCATTCATATTGCCATCCCAACCATATTTGCTGCCCCAGTCATCGAACGCGTGCGACAATTCATGGGAAATCGTGAAACCAATATGCGCAAGATTGTACTCAATTCCTCTTTCATCTAAATCTACAAACGGCTTTTGAATGTATCCAAGGTTAATGTAAATGGAATTTTTAGAGGGGGTATAAGAGGCATTTACGATATATGCCTGTGTTCCGACCATTTTAACGGGGTATTGACTCCAATCCATCATTGGAATATCAATAACACCCTTTCCTTCAAGTTCTATAAATTTGTGGTGTCTCCAATCATTTATTTTTTGCATGTTATCATATAACAATGTTCCGTAGTCAAGGTCAGGGTCCTCGCGCAGCCCTTCAGGCTTACCATAAACGAAATTAAAATGGTCGAGTTTCTTTAATGCGTATTTTTTTGTTGACGGTGCTAACCATGTGTTACGTGCCAATCGTCTTTTAAACACCTCTTTAAGATCGTTACATAATATTCTGACGTATTCTACTGCCTGTGGATTTTCATATTTCTTTACATATTCATCCGTTAAAAATGTGTTGAATGGAACAGACATGTATAATGATGCGCTTACAGCATCGCTTCTATTAATCACCTCCTGTCCTCGTTCAAAGTCTCCATTGAACTCATAAATAACATCTTCCCAGCCGCGAGTAATTCGAATAATTCTCTTTAATAAAATGTATAACCAATATGTTTTCCATTTAGGGCTATCCCAATTTTTCAAGAATAAATCCGTCCCGCATTTAAGGAAGTTCAGACTACTTGTGATAAAAAAATCGGGCGCGGTTTTAAATCCGAGGTATTTTGAGAACTTTACCCAGTCAAAGCCATATTTAGATAGCGCCTCGTGCGCATATACCCTGTTATAGCTTTCTTCTTTCGTTGTAACATCAATACATCCAAGAGCGTTGAAAATTTCAACCTCAACATCAAACACATCTTGTGGGTTATAATTGTTTTTCCCAAGGGCAACGTTAAAAATCTTTTTGGTATTTTTTATGTAGGCGTCCTTGTATTTTTTTTTGTACGCCGCTTCTGTGCCGTCGTCAAAGTAGACATTTAAGTCTAATAGTTCGAATTGGTGAGATCCAACGTAGCACCTATAATTTTTAACATCTTTGTCGTCGGGATTTAGTGACCACGTGAACGGTGCTCTAAAACTCAACATCTCGTCGCTGTTAAAAAATGCCAATATTTCCCATGGATCCTTTTTGGCAAAAAACTTCTCAACTGTAGTTTCGGCTTCTCGCGCCAATCTTCTAGAATACGGTTTAGGGTTCATTTCAACTACAGACGTGTAATAGTTTTTAAGGTTTTTCGCTAGTGCGTTGTTATTGTGTTTAACGTAATCTAAAATGATCTCATTGAGTTCTCTGTAGACTTTATCCTGTGCCAACCTAAAATCGTCGATTTGAACGATATATTTTTGCTGTTGCTCTAAACTGACATCTTTTAACCATTGGTAGTTGATATAATCATAAAAATTGTCCTCCGGTTTGATACTATTTGGCGCGAATTTACTTAATAATTGTTTTGCGAATTGTTTTTTGTTTAATACGTCTTTATTTTTTTTGACTGATTTACTAAATTTAACCTCAAATGGCTTTAATCCTATTGGGCAGCTTGTAACCTGATTTTTACATTTTTGACTACGTATTTTTCGGCTTTGTTTACGTCTCTTGGAATGCTTTCTGGTTTCTGCCATATTATATATATATTAATACGATTAAAATATATATATTTTGCGATTTTAATCTAAAATAATATTAACATATTATATAATGAGATACGACTATACAAGTTTAGCGAAATTCGCAGAAGAAAATAATATCGCTTTTTCTGATGATTATTCGAGTCAAAATGTAAATATATTTACAATAATTTCTGGAATTTGTAAAAATGAAAGTTGCGAAAATGTGTTTTCTAAAAGTTTTCGATCGTTAGTGAAAACGAACGGGTATTGCTTACTATGTTCAAAGGAACACGGAAAGGAAAAATCAAAAAAGATATTCTTGGAAAAATATGGTGTTGAAAATCCTCTTCAAAACGAACAAGTTAAAACTAAAATTAAACAGACGAACTTACAAAAATACGGAGTCGAATATGCTAGTCAATCTAACGATTCTAAAGAAAAAAGAAGGAATACAAATTTAGAGAAATATGGTGTAACTTGTAATCTTCATAATAAAGATGTAAGGTGTGAAATACAGAAAAAATGGTTAGAAAAGTATGGCGTAGAAAGTCCAAATCAAAGCGACGAAGTTAAAGAAAAAAAGAAACAAGCTTGTTTAGAAAAATATGGCGTGGATCATCCTTCAAAATCGGAAGAAATAAAACAAAAAAAGAAGGTTACGTGTAAAACAAATTTTGGTGTTGAATTTCCTACGCAATCGAATACCGTTTTAGAAACAATGAAACAAAATAATCTAGAAAAATATGGTGTAGAACATACACTTCAGGTGGACGACTTTAGAGAAAAGGGTAAGATTACGTGTTTAGAAAAATATGGTGTAGAAACTTACTCACAGACGGAGGAATTCAAGGCAAAATGTAAACAAACATGTTTAGAGAAATATGGTGTAGAAAATGCGAATCAGAGTGACGAAGTTAAACAAAAAAAGAAGCAAACATGCTTAGAAAAATATGGTGTTGAATATTCTAGTCAGTCGACAGAAGTTATGGAAAAGGCTTCAAAAAATGCGTATAGGTTAAAGGGATATGTTTTTTCATCTGGAAATGAAATTACATGTCAAGGTTATGAACCTTTTGCTCTAAATGATCTTATTAAAAATGAATTAGTTAATGAAAATGATATATGCGTTGGGGCAAAAAATGTTCCGACTATATGGTACAATGATGAAAGTGGGAAAAAACATAGACATTATGTTGATATTTTTATAAAGTCTCAAAATCGTTGTATAGAAGTTAAATCAACATGGACCGCTCAGAAGAAAAAGGACAATATATTTCTAAAACAAAATGCCGCCAAACAACTAGGCTATAAATATGAAATATGGGTATATGATAATAAAGGGGTCGTGGTTGAAAAACACGAATAAAACATTAAAGTAAATTAATTAATGTTTTATTTTAGATGCTAAAAATTTAATATTCAGAGTAGGGTACGTTATTTCCAGCGCGCGTTATTAAAAAATTGTACTGTTTACCCGTCATACAGGCGCAGCCGGTGCTAGTGCTAAATGTGTTGGGGCAACATTCGGGTTTGAATGGTGTGTTGGCAAAAAGCAACATTTCGCCTTCAGGTAGAGGCACTGGTTGGGGTTCGCGAGCCAAAAATTTCTTAACAGCCGCATTCAATGGTTGACCGGGAACAACTGTCATATTAGGAGCACTCCATGACGAGGTATCAACAGGCATATCGCTACTTAAATCAAAAACAGACGATTCGCCGTAATTGATGTTTGCTCCTGTGAAGCCCTCTTTGGTAGGAGTTGTCGGGACAGATGGCGGGGGGGTGGCGGCCATATCAGAATCTGTTCCTGCGGCGACCTGAGTATGTAAATTCGCCTTTTTCGAATGTGCGTTTTTCGAAGCACTGTCAGCCATTGCGGCGGTAGCGGCAGTGGTAGCGGCAGTGGCAGCACCCTCCATCATCGAGAGTCCCTCCATCATAGTAAAGTTGCAACATCCACAAAACATATGTCCCACCAAAATTAAGTAAACAACGCCAATTAAGATTAATATTTCGACATTAAACTTATATCCTAGTATTGTTATATCCATATTATACATATTTCATAGATAATAATTTTCCTTTATTCTTTACTAAAAATAGATCAATTGCTGCGTTGTAATCGTAAAATTTAACTTTGTCCACATAAAATGTTTTTGTGTCCGTTAATAAATGATATAATTCGTCGTGTTTTTCAGCTAAATTTTGTTTGTTATTCCGTCCTAAATATATGGTGCTTTTTACTAAAATATTCTTGTCGCATATTGCCAAATTGGGTCCTCCCTCGACAAACGCGTTTTTGCCTAAATTATATTTGGCCTGTTCGTTGACATTCGCACCATTTATTTTAACTACTCCATATACATTCTCTCCTCGTTCAAGAACATCATCTACTTTAATATCCCTAATATCCTTTACTTGACCACTCTTGAGTTTTATTTTAGTTGACCCTATAAAACCACCATCAAAATATGTATGAATATCTGCTAATTGTTCAATATTAACAAGCCCGTTGTTTTTAATTTCTTTAATGTCATCGTCATATATTTCATCCCAGTCTGTAAAGGTGATTCCGTTAATCTCGATAGTTTTATTTGCAGTGTTAAGGCAATATAAATATGGTTTTTCATATGATACATATTTGATGGCGTCTGGATGTTCGGACACAGGTATCCATTTGTCGTTATATTTCAATATATGAGAATCGGAAACAACAATCCCATTTAAATTATACATGACCGAATTTTTTGCTTCGAGTTTGATCGTAGCAGTAACTTCATTATTTCCGTGTAAAACGTCACCGTTTTTAATGTCGGATATTTTTGTTTTCGTTCCATCATTCATAACAATTAATGTATCTATATCAAAGCATTTCACACGTGGCATAGGTCGATCTGAACTAACATTTAATACGTCGTTCATAAAGACCAATATAATTATCATCGGAATCGAAATAGCGATAAATATGATAGTATTTGCGATAGCGGCAGCCCATCCAAAAAATGGAATTGCCCAAAATACGGCAATAAGAATAGCCAATGTTATCAAAATGGTTATAATAAATTGAGTTATTGCTCCCATCAAGGATTTTAATGTGTAATACGAGCCCAATAATGTAAACAAGGCCGCGGTCATTGATCCCTGTATTTTGCCCATTAAATCCTTAAAACTAATAATTATTTGTTGAAGTGGAATCATAATATTCATAATGCGCCCCATTATTTCCTGTGATATTTGTAAAAACATGGTTCTAACCTTGTCGAACATTCCTCTAATATTTTGGATGGAGTTTTTCATTTCTGATGCCATATTTTTTAGCGTATTTGTTACAAAGGTCAAAGGCTGAAGTGCTGTTCCAGTAATACTAGAGTTAATGTTCTGTATGCAATAGTTAAAGTTTTGAGCGGTGTATTCAAACGCCGACATACCGGATGGGCGAGTTATAAGGCCGGCGAACGGAATTATATTTGGTTTACATCGTTGATTCGCCCAATCGGCAATGATAGGTTGGGTATTTATCATAATGAAACAGTATGCTACAAGGAAACAAAGAACGATGGTAATAATAAAAAATAATATAACTGATCCGCTGTATTGATCAAAGTAGTTTAATTTTTCATACATTTTATTAATATTTTCTAAGTTTGGATTGTCCATATAGTATATATGTTTAAAAAAAGTGTAGTAATATCTCAAATATCATAAATATAGAAACTGTCTATACTTATGAAATTAATTTCTCTACATTTGTGAAACTCCGTATTTTAAAAAGTGGTCTTCCCAGTCCCAGAATGTCTCTGCTCCAATTTGAATCTTATGGGTTGACGTTATTAAACAAGTAAACCATTTTGTCTCAATGGTGGACACTTTGGCGTTAGAGTAGTCCTTTACTTGAATAAATTTGAGCGCGGATTTATCATAAACAAGATGTGACCCAGTAACATAAATGGAATCTTCTCCGTCTTTAATCTCGTATAATGCTATGGGTTCGCGTGTATTATCGATTTTCATAACTGATTCTACAAATGACCCATCCTCTAAAATATCTCCTAAATTAACATCTTTCATATGCTTTACTATACCATTTTCTAGTTTAATATTTGTATCAGGATGGAAACATTTACCAAGTGCTCGAACAAGTTGACCGGGTGGGCCATTCCATGTGCTATTCATTGTTTTAATACTTCCGTCCATAACATACATGAGACTTACCATAATACCAATAGTCTTTCCGATTAGGTCCTTAATACCAATTATTATTCTTTGAAATTCAATAACCAAATTAAGAAACACACCAAAAATCGATTGAACTATTTCGGTGAAGAATGTTCTAATCTTATTGAACATGGCTCGAATGCTATTTATTTCCTCCATTACCCCACCCATCATACCTCCAAGTGAATTTGTTAGGAACGTCAATGGTTGCAACAAGTATCCCATAAAATTTGTTTGCATCGATTGAATACAATATACAAAATTTTCCTCCATATTGTCTGCTAAAGGCATATACATCGGATTACATCGGTATAGAGGCCAATTTGCTTTTATTTCTGCGACTCTGCTATAATAAAAAACACCCGCAATATATATTGCAAATGCTAGATTTACATATAAAAAATTAACCCAGTTTTTTCCAGATGGCATAACTTATATTATAAATATAAAATTATTCATGGAACCAAGTTTATTTGGATGAATAATAATATGTGTCATTATTATTATAATGAGTAGATTTTCGTTACAGTTGTTTAATTATAGCAAACAAACAGTTATACCGTATCAAGAGAAGAGAGACGCCATCGCCCAAAATTATTTTAATAAAGATATGAATTATTTAGTTTGCAGTTACGGTGGTTCGGGATCGACAGTTGTATTTAATTATCTATCTAATTTTGGCAATGTGTATCATGTTCACGACAGGTATCCGCCGAGTAAATTGTCGCACATCGGAAAGGAAAATAGTCCAGAAGAGGTTTATAATGAGTGGTTTAACAGCACGGTAATCCCGGAAGACAAAATTAAAAACTACAAGGTGATTTTTATTTATAGGAATCCGCTTCCTGTTATATTTAGTAGATTTGCTCAGGCCGCAGGGCCAAATATTCCTCATTTACAACATATAAAGTGTCAAAATAACGGAGACATAAGTTTATTTGATGTATTAAAAACAGGGCGAGATTTATATGGAGTAACAGAGTTTTTTAACAATTATACTGTAAAAACTAATAGAAATTACGGCATATATGCGGTTAAATATGAAATGTTCTGGGATAATATACCCACATTTAATCGCGTATTAGGCATTCCGGACGTTAAGAGTTTATATCCAGTAAGACAAGAGAAGCCAAGAAAATTACAATTTGCGAGAGAATTGACCTATATTTATAGTTCTCTCATAAATAAAATGAATTCAATGACATTTATTGAACTTATAAGACCGTCTGAAGAGGATAACGCGGTTATTTAATGTCGTCTTCTTCTAGTCTGTTTATTTTTACGCGATCGTTTTGTATTCTTTCGTGTCTTCTTCTTCTTTTTCCCACCGCTCATACAGCCCCACAACCAGTTAGGGTTGCCACCTTTTCTTCTTTTAGAGCCGCCCATCTTGGTAGCTTGATTATCGTAAACCTGATTCGCCGCCATTTGTGTAGACGTTTTTGCGTTTCCGGTCATTTGATCAGTAGGGTTTGTTCCGGGCCCACCTTGAGGAGCATAAAGGGTTTTTATTACAGGCACTGTAAGAGTGCCATTTCCATTTGCCGCCCCTCCGCGGTATTTTCGTTTCATTTTACCGCCAGCCATTGACGCATTTGCGGCTAATTGGCGTTGATTTGATCCGTGTAATTGAGCAATTGCTGAATCGCGAGGATTGCCCGCAAGCATTGCTTTTGATGTTGGATATATCATTCCATGATTAGACATTTTATATAATATATATAGATTTTTATTAGTTTAAAAATAAAATACTAAATGTCATTATAGGTATAATGGACGATAAACAGCGGTTACAGTTATCTAATATGATTAAGGCTAATAATGTTGAAGACCAGACCGGTTTAATACGTAATCTGCGACACAGTCAGATATTGCGAAACGAAATAAATAATATGATTGTTCTAAAGGCAAAGTATAGGGGGGATGATGAGAAAATATATAGCGAATGTGTTAACGAAAGTAATTTTTTATTTACCTACTATACTGAAATTTTTAACAAAGTGAGAAAGGATGAGATCGATATTAATATATTAAACAAGTTTTTAGATGTATTAAGACAAATTGAAGATGGAGAGCTTGACCAACACGACGGGTCTTTTATGATTGGGACGCTATTGAAGGAGTTGTATGTAGATAGCGCACTTAAAAAGGCCGAAAAATTAGACGCGAACTCTGAAAAAACTCCTGAGCCCAAAAAGGCGGAGATTGCAATTAGTTGGAAGCAATTTAAGCACACGAATAAATAAAACCCTTATCAAAATAACATAAATGTATCTGTATATATTTTAATTTAAAATAATCTGTTAATATATATATATGCCTTCACACATAACCACTGAAATATTTAGGGAAAAATCAATTGAAAAACATGGAGAAAAATATGACTATTCTCAAAGCAATTATATAAAATCTTCTATAAAGATTGATATTATATGTAAAACGCATGGTTTATTTTCACAACTTCCGACATTACACTCGAATGGTAGTGGTTGTAAAAAATGTGCCGATGAATTAAATGCCAAAAAAAGGATAAAATCATTATGTGATTTTATTGATGAAGCTAATAAAATTCACAATAATAAATATGATTATTCACAAACAATATATAAATTAGCTTGTGGCAAAATAAAAATAATATGTAAAGACCATGGTGAATTTATGCAACAAGCATATTCGCATATTAGACAAAAACACGGTTGTCCAACTTGCGGAAAAATAAAACAGGTTACAAAAAGAACAAAAACCCCTGAAAAATTTATTGAAGATTCAATCAAATTACACGGGAATAAATATGATTATTCAAAAAGTAATTATTTTAATGATAATTCAAAAATTATTATTATTTGTAAAGAACACGGTGAATTTGAACAAGAAGCTTCAAATCATTTACAGGGAAAAGGGTGTAATAAATGCGCAGATGTTATTAGGTGTACAAAAAGGTCTAAAACATTAGATAAATTTCTATTGGAAGCAAAAAATATTCACGGCAATAAATATGAATACAATAATGTTGTTTATAAAAATACAAAATCACACATTTTAGTAACGTGTAAAACACATTGTGATTTTAAAATAACACCTAGCAATTTACTTAGAGGAAAGGGTTGCCCTTTGTGTGTTAATAAAGGAGAGGCAAAGTTATTTGAAAGGTTGATAACTTTACATCCTTGTATTAAATATAATTATAGGTTTGATTGGTGTAAAAAGATTAAATGTCTACCATTTGATTTTGTTATTCCAGAATGTAAAATTATTATAGAATTAGATGGTTGTCAACATTTTAAACAAATCTCAAATTGGGAAAGTCCTGATAAACAATTTACAAATGATAAATATAAAGAAAAATGTGCAAATGATAATGGTTTTTCTTTAATAAGACTTCTTCAAACGGACATATTTTTTGATAAATATGATTGGTTTAAAGAATTGCTTGAAACAATTGAAATAATTAAGGGTGATAAAAATGTAATAAAAAATTATTATTTATGTAAGAATAATGAATATGTAAATTATATTTACAGCAACGCATCGCTGTAAATACTATATAAAAATTACATAAATATATATATTTGTATTTATGTAGTTATGAGTAAAAAATATTCAACTACTACCACCCTTGTAATAGTAGAGTCGCCCGCCAAATGTAAAAAAATAGAAGAATATTTGGGTCCGGGTTATAAATGCGTTGCTTCTTATGGCCATTTACGCGAGATTAATTCACTAAAGAACATTGACATTGAAAATAATTTTACACCCACATATACAATTATTGATAATCCGATGAAGAAAAAACAAATAGAGGTTTTAAGAAAGGAGATCAAAAGTGCTGACGAAGTTATTCTTGCGTTAGACGGAGATAGAGAGGGCGAAAAAATAAGTTTTTGTGTAGCGCAAATTTTTAAATTAGATATAAATAAAACAAAGCGTATTATATTTAATGAAATTACTGAGACTGCGATTCAAAATGCGATAAAAAATCCTGGAACAATTAATATGGATTTGGTTAATGCTCAACAGGCACGCCAGATACTCGATATACTTGTAGGGTTTAAGGTATCGCCGATGCTGTGGAAATTTATAACTACTGCGAAAGGTAAGGACAGTGCTCTTAGTGCGGGTAGGTGTCAGACGCCGGCACTTCGACTTATTTATGATAACGAGCGAGAAATAAAATCTGCCGACGAGAAAAAGGTATATAACGTGACTGGTTATTTTACTAATTCTAACCTATGTTTTGAGTTAACTCCGCAGGGGAAATATGAAACGGAAGATTCTGTAACGGAATTTTTAGATGGGAGTGCGGACTTTCCTCATATTTATACGTGCTCTCAGCCAGCAAAGGTCTTCAGGAAGCCCCCAGAACCATTTACAACGTCACGGATTCAACAAGTCGCAAGTAATGAGCTACATTATGCGCCAAAAGAAACAATGCGGATTTGTCAGCTACTATATGAAGGCGGTTATATAACATATATGAGAACAGATTCGAAGACATATAGTGCGGAGTTTATTGCCGGGGTGAAGACATATATAGCACGAACTTATGCTGATGGAGAGAAATATATTGGCGAGCATATTGACAGCATAGTCGCAGGGGCTGTTAAGGAGGAGCATGTTGTAAAAAAGAAGGGAAAAAAGGCGGCGGATAAAGTCAAGGACATCCTTCTGCAGGTCAAGGACAGCCTTCGGCAGGAAGCTCACGAAGCTATTCGTCCAACCAATATTTCTCTCTGTGAGCTACCAGAAAAAATGGATAGCAGGGAGAAGCGGATGTATAAGCTCATTTGGGAGAATACATTGGAGAGCTGTATGGCACATGCATCACTGTATTCTATAACGGCGAATATTTCAGCGTTTCATGACAATAAGTTCGCATACACAACCGAAATAATTGACTTTCCTGGGTGGAAAATTGTAGCAAAAAAATACCCGACCGAAAATAAGGAATATTATTATCTTCAGCAGATCAAACAAAATGCGCAAATCCCATACAAAAAAATCTCTGCGAAGGTGACGATCAAAGGGATAAAACAACATTATACCGAAGCCAGATTAGTTCAGTTATTAGAAGAGAATGGGATAGGTAGACCATCAACCTTTTCTTCTCTCATTGATAAGATTCAAGACCGCGGTTATGTCAAGAAGGAAGACGTGAAAGGTAAGGAGGTCGTATGTAAAGATTATGATTTGGAAAATGATGAAATATTTGAAATCGAAACAAAGAGAGAGTTTGGAAACGAAAAAGGGAAACTGGTAATACAGCCGATTGGGCGGGTTGTAATGGAGTTTTTGGAAAAACATTTTGACGATCTATTTGCTTATGAATACACAAGTATTATGGAGGCTTCTCTCGATAAGATTGCCAAGGGACAAGAAAACTGGATCGATTTATGTAGGAGTTGTAATTTACAAATAGATTTCTTGGTTGATGGGCTGAAAGACGAGACAAAGATAGAGATTAAACTAGATGATAATAATACATATATGATTGGTAAATATGGTCCGGTTATTAAATGTACAGAGGAAGTTGATGGTAAGGAGGAAATAACATTTAAACCAATTAAAAAAGACATTGATGTTACAAATTTAGAATCAGGCGCATATTCGGTTGAAGAGTTGGTTGATACGAACAAGACGGCAAAAAGCCAGTTTATTCTGGGGCAGCATAACGGTAAGGATGTTATATTACGCAAAGGAAAATTTGGATTATATATCAGCTGGGGAGAGAATTCCAAAACATTAAAAGAGTTGGGTAATAGACCGATTGAAAATATCGCATTTGACGATGTGAAAAAATATCTCGAAGAGGGGAGTAATTTAATCCGCGAAATTAATGCGTCTACTACGATTAGGCGGGGTCCCAAGGGCGACTATATATTTTATAAGACAACAAAAATGAAAAAACCGAATTTTTATGATATAAAACCATTTGCGCTAGAAACGAGTGAAGACTATAAAATATGTGATATTGTTATTTTAAAGTCGTGGATACAAGAAAAATATAATATTTAGAATCTAATAAAACTAATAAGTATTACTGTTATACGATATAGTATGTGATTTTCGCAATATTTGGGGTAATTGTGTAATGAATTCAATAGTGAACGAATAATTGAAAACCCCAAAGTTTACTAATTGACCATCGTGGTATCTTAATCTCAGCTTTAATTTTCGGATTCTCTCTGCGGCCGGGTAATAGAACTTATATGGCATATGTTCATTGTCGAACCACTGAGACATTGGCGTCGACGGGATGGCGATTTTCGCAAACGCTGAATTTACAATACCATTCGTTTCATTGGTTTTCAATGTAAATTCGCTAACATTATAAGGCGCCGTTTCGTCGATACAATTTTGTCCCTCTAGTTCCATATACATATAAGCCGGGCCCATTACATTAATTTTATAAGTAGATTCAATCCAATACACATTCGAGTTTGTAAGCGAGGGATTTGGTAGAAGCCAAAACCCGTTATCGCCAGGGGAAACATCACCATAATAAAATCGCGGGACAAATTTACTATTATATAATGAAACGTCGCCGGAAAGCACAGATGCCGTTGTTGATTCTATATCGCACCGTGTGAGGCCTAAATTGGCGGGTAATCCCCAATTACTGAAATCGGGATTGTGCGAACGATTAACACACAATGATGACTCGTTCAGTGCTTCGCGATTGATCTGCGCAGTATTTGTTAAGATGAATCCGTCGGAAATATTTCCAAACCAAATTTTTTGTTCGACGTTGTTATAAACAATAACAAAGTTAGTGTAACCTCCCGCAGTAGACAATAATTGTAGTGCTTGAACATATTCAGCTCGTTCGAGTGCGGTCAAAGAACTATTAGTTGATTGTGTAGTGAAGTAGTCATAGAGAGCGGCAGAGACCGATGTATTAAATCTATTCGTCAATTCGGTAACCATTTGTTCGGGATTATAAAATCCGTTCGAAATTTTAATCGAAAATGTCGTATCAGCGTTTTCAAAAAAGTATTTGAATGTTAGCTGAACAAGAGTGTTACTGACGCCATTTACGTTGGGATTATACGGATTATTAATTTTAAAAGTCATTACTACATTATTGTTCTCCACAGAAAATGTGTTATAATTAGACGGGAATGACCAATCGGATAATCTCAATGTTGTCACATTTAACATATCTTCTGGCAACATAATCTCAAATTCAGACGAGTTGGGATATTTAAGCATGTCGCGATCTTCTGAATGTATTGAAACGTATTTTTTATAAAACATGTATTCTTGAGAATTAGGTATCAATGGATGATTCGTATTCGTGTTGAAAACTTGTGGTTGTTCTGGTCGTTTAACATAACCCTGCATGTTTTATATAATATTATATTTATTTTTTATATAATAATACATTAATTTAATAAAAAAAGAATAGAATAGTATAATATAAATGTCCTATATTGGAACAGTTGCAAATTATGGCGGTAAACAATCTAGTAATTCGCAAAATGTAAAAGAATTTATAGTTGGCGTGAGTGGCGCGATTCCGTGGATTTATTTAAAATTACCAAGTGGTTTGCGTGTAATAACTCCGTCAGACAATAAAAAACCGGTATATATTAATAATGATTTGATTGTGCAGGGGTCTTTGTACAACACATCCGACGCAACCTTAAAGGAAAATATGATACCATTATCGGAAAACAATAAGAATAATTTGTTACGTTTAAAGCCGATGGAATATTCTTTTAAGGCGGATACAAATAAGAATGTACATTACGGATTTATAGCACAGGATGTGGAGCAATTGTATCCAAACCTAGTAAAAGATAATGTTTTAGGTTATAAAACGGTAAATTATATTGAATTGATTCCGCTACTTGTCTCAAAAATGCAGGATATGCAGAAGGAGATTGACGAGCTAAAGGAAACTATAAAGAGCAAGGAATAAGGAACGAGGAATAAGGAACGAGGAATAAGAAATAAAGAATAAGCGATGGGTGATAATAGTAGATAAAAATTATTATCACGCAATAGTATAGATGAAGGATTGGTATTCCGGTATGTACAAAGGATTAATTCTGGCTGGAATAATAGCATTTATAATTGGCAGTTTTTCGTCTGGCAGTGTTTCGATGGATGCTTATATTGCCGGTTACTCCGCATTGATTTTAGGTATTATGTTGATATTAATGATTCTAATATATGGCATATCAAAAAAACCAACACAGGGTCAAACAACACTTCAAATGCTATTTGCGATTTTATCAACAATTGGCCCGTTTTTATTGCTGTTGGGAGTTATAGCATTTATTCTATATTTGTTAATAATGTATAGAAAGCCGATAATTGAGGACCGTGTCTCGTATGGATATTATACGTTTAGCACAATAAATGTAATTCTAATATTAATTCAATTATATATCGTGTATAAAAACATTTCTACTCCATTGTTTGAAGAAACAGGAAGAATATCGAGTGTTCAAACAAATATGATCTATTTGATGGGAGTATTTGCGGCAATATCAACCGCGAATTTATATATAATTCTTAAATATTTTAGAACAGATGGTTTTAGATCAGGTGGGTTCAGATCGGATGGTTCACTTTAATAAACTTATATGTTAGACCATAGTTATATTGAGTTTCCCATATTCCGGATATTTTAAGAATAAACGAGCACATTGTTTTATTTGTAATCTCTGAAAATACTTTTAAATTCCCATTCTTAAGCTGTTCATTTATTTTGTTTTGGGGGATTTTCTGTAGAATGTTCACCTTTTTCAGTAAGCCGTCTTCAATAATTTTCAGATTGTCGATTAATTCTTTGTGGGCTAAGGCGTTGAACCCACATCTATATTTACTGTAATATTTCTCGCACGAAATATCATTTAACGTAATTAAAATATAAACACCGTTCAAGACCACATTTGGCGTTGAATAAATGATTCGAATGAATGAACCCTCGTTCATGACATTATTTTTAATAGGGTCGCAAAAAAACACATAATTTTCGTCGTATTGATCGATTCCTTTCACAATATTCATTATACTAATATATAACCTAGTTTGTTTTTAAGTTATATATTTATCCGTTTATAAAACAACTCATATCATTTTAAATAGTCGACAATCTAACAGTGAGACCTTTTTGACTTAAGTAAATCTTCCATTTTTTTTGAAGTATTGTCTGAAATGACCTTTATGTTTTTATGGTGATTAGCACTTTCTTTGTTAATATCCTTAATACTTTTTTTTATCACCTTAAATATTTTAACATATTTGTTTTGTTTTTTGTCTTCTTCTTCCTCTTCCTCTTCATCGTCATCCTCGTTGTTGTTCTTGTCTATATGATTTTTAACATAGCTAGTTACAATAGCTAGATGTACTACACCAAAACTGATTACGTCACTTAACGCCTTAGTAATATTTGAGTTGCTCTTGTGAGGACAATTATCCTGCTTATCAGAACCTTCTGAATCCATTTATATATAAATCAGCATACTATTACTTTTACAAAAAAAATAATTATAATATTTGGCTATAATAGGAATATGAATTTTAATATGTTTAATAACAACAACAAGGGTATACAAAATAAGCAAATACAGCAACGAATTATTTATTTGGAAAAATTAAAAGAAAAATTAGTAAGGGAAAAGCGGTTTAAGGAATCACAACATCAAAAAATGTTAGAAGACAAAAAACGAGAGCAAATCAGTAACAATACGCCTTCTGAAATAGAAACTAATAATATTATTAATATAGATGATGAAATATTGGAATGTGCGGA